ATGATCCGCTTTGTGCATGGCCCAACTGGCCTTGAAGAATACAAGCAAATCTTGCGGGATATGAAGAAGCAGAAAGAAAAGACAGACTTCAAAAAGGCCAAGATAAAGCAAGCGATCATTGAATGGGTGTTTGGTTTTATTATCTTTGTATTAGCAGCCGTGATTATGGCGTTTGTGTTCTGGTTTGTGGGGAAGCAACAAGGCAAATGGTAGATGCGTTTGGTGCAAATCGGGGACATGAAATACGCAGTATACGACAAACGTGGAAAAGTCGTTATAATTACGACCTGCAAACAAATAGCGGAGTGGTATACTAATAATACTCCACAGGACGACGGTACGTAGGTTCATCATCCCATTCGTCGGTGGGTAGACGTATAAATCCGCCCTGTCTGAACCGCAAAAGCGCCATAACCGTAGAGTCAACAAGGTCATCGTTTGACATAAACGGAAATCCAGCAATTTCTTCGACTAACTCGTCCGCCCAACGGGTAGATGGCACCCATGCCATGCCCGATGCGATGATATCAGCCACAGAATTAAGTCTTGCGAGCTTGTCACCTGTCCCACGGTGGGGTGTATACTCCTGTACAGGTATCCCCATACGCCGCATTTCTTGATAAATCGCCACACCAGACGACTTTTTCTCCACAATGAACGCGTCTGGCTCCCATCTGCGGTACTCTTCCATACATAAATTCTTCAATTCAGGAAATTCTAGCCGTTCTTTGATAGAATCTAACAATATAAGGTGGTGTGCGTTCTCATTTTCGTTGAAAAACACGCCCCACGTGGTCAACGCGGTGTAGTCAGCGCGATTATGCTTCTCTGCGGCAGCGTCGAGCGACATAATTAGGTATTCTACAGGGGGTGGGTTGTCTTGAGGCCATATTCCCCACCATTCTCGCTTGATTATGGACGCTTCTTCAGCCGTAGGTTGTTGTTGGTACTGCGCATTCCACTGGAAGGCAGGCATAGACGCTTTTGTACGCTCCAGAGCAGCAATATCGAAGAACTCAGGCCATAGTGGCTTCTGTATTGGCTTGCCGTCTGCGTCCTCTGCGTCCAACAACGCGGGAAACTCCACGATCTCGTACTGGTCAGCCAGCTCGTTCTTCACCATGTCGTTAGTCACACGCCCCGTGAGGTCGTCCATGTGCCAACGAGTTTGTACGATAGCCACACGTCCCCCTGGCATGAGACGCGTACGCGCACCAAACGTGAACCACTCGTATGCTTTGTCAAATACGGAAAAGTTACCGTTGATTATGTCCTGCTCAGAGTGTGGATCATCCACAAGCAACAGATCAGCACCGCGCCCAGCCAAGGCAGAGCCGACACCACACGCGAAATACTCACCTCCAAAATTCGTATTCCAACGTCCAGCAGATTTACTGTCAACAGCCAACGCAACATCTGGAAACACATCTTTGTAATCATCGATGTCAATCAGGTTACGAACTTTACGCCCAAAGTCTACAGCGAGGTCGGTAGTGTGGGACACCATCATGACCTTCTTGCCTGGGTTCCGCCCAAGGAACCACGCTGGGTAGAATATAGACACAAGCTGCGATTTACCGTGACGGGGTGGGATGTTGACACATACACGGTCCGCCGACCCGTCCTCTAGTGCCATCAGCTTATCTGCCAGTATGCGGTGGTGCCTACCAACCTTGTAGTCAGGCTGCATCTTCTTACAGAACGCTATCAGGTCGTCGTGCGCTGACTGATTCGCGTTTCTCGTCGCCAACTCATCGACAATCTTGTCTATCTCGTCCAGCTCCTCGGGGCTAAACGAGTCCAAGTTCTCCAGCATATGTTTGATCTCTTCTGGAGAGAACTCCATATCTGCAGCGATTTCGGCGAGGTTAGTCGTCATCTAACCCTAACTCCTTGTCCACATCAATAGTTTCGCCTTCTATGACGATAGCTTCTTCTATCTCTGGTTCAGGGTTTGCGAGCCTCATGAGCTTGTCGCGTAGTTTGTCTTTCAGATCATCCGTAGTCTGGTGGGTGATTGTCACCTCAGTCTTTTCTGCAAACAATCCAACATCACTGATCTTACCAAGCAGCTCTAATGCACGGACGCGGATACGTGGGTCTGGGTTTTCTGTCTCTTCGATCAACTTGTTTGTCACAAGATGTCGAACCTGTGTGGCGCTTTTCACAACCGAATGCCCGAAGTCTTTCAAGATACGGTCTGTCATAAGTAGAGTTGCTGGGGTGAGATTGGCTACCCGCTTGGGTGTCGCTGCCTTTGATGTCTTTTCTGGGTCTTCCGCGTACGCCATAGCCAGTTGCGAGGCGATATCCCTATCTTCCGCGTTGGGTTCGATCTCTAAACCCTGTGTGCTGAGATACTCTGCTGTCTTTGCAGCCGCATTCGCCTTGACCGCGAGGTCGTTTATCTTTGGTGCGGGGCGCTTTTTCACGCCCTTTTCTGGTTCTATGTGCATATTTAATCCCCAATTTCTTATAATATAGAAAATTTTTTGCGCGTAATCAATCTGACTGACTTAGCCGAATCAGGTGGTGGGGTAGGGTGGGGGTTCCAATTTCACGGAAAACGAAAATTTTTGTGCAAAATAGTATTATATAGTTGTGTGGTGTGACGCGCTGCCAGGGCGGGGTGGGGGTAGGTGGGGTTCGCCCGATTGTAGTATGGCGGAAAAAGGTAGTGTTTCACTACGGCGCGTGACGAGTTGTTGTGACATGATCCGACAAAACCTTATAATGGGATGCATCGGACGGGCAATGAGGCCCAACGATATTTCAACAGTCTTACAATATTGGAGAACAACAATGACTGTATCAGCAAAGCTAAACGAACAAGTTCACATCGCGCTACGTGATTGGACAAAAGAAACCGTCAAGGCGGATATGAATAAGGTGAAACGCACCGACATATTCCGCGCGGCGGGTTGGGCTTCCACAATGTTCATCAGTCCAAAATCGGCGGGATCAACCGCGACTGATGAAAGTTGGACGTTCGCAAAGAATGCAATCAATTCTGGTTTCCCGAAAGCTGCGCAAGATTTGATCGCGTCAAGCGCCAAGGTGGCAGGTGATAAGACTGTCCAAGGCCAACCCCGCGCATATTGGATGCGCCAAGCCAACGCCGTGTTGGGCGATATCAAACGCTCATTAGAAAAGGCCGAACAAATCCAAGCTGAGATCGCATCGGGCAAATCTGGTGCGGACGCGCGGACGCGTTCACCTGAGGCAATGGTTTGCGAAGCATTGGAAACCGCAATCAAACGCATCCAAAAGGCCGAGGAATTCAAGGCCGACATGGACACTGTTGATCTAGTCACTGCCCTACGCGCAATCATCAAGCGCATCGGCTAACCACATCGCCCCGAGGCTTCGGCTTCGGGGCTTTTTTTGTGTCCTGAGTTTGGTAGTTATTCACTACCCTTTTGATGCCAGTTCTCGAAGCAGCCTCGCGCCACAGGACGCGCACACAGACTTGTTGTCACATGATCAGTAACGATAGTGAAACGCACCTGCACCTAAAAGCTGCACTCTGAAAAGAGTAGTGATCCACTACCCAATCGATACCAGTTCTCTAAGCAGCATTGCGGCACGAATGTAATGTTCGCAAAAAAGTTCTTGAATGTTCGTTTTTGGCAATTTGTAAGTTATTGTTTTTAAAGTAATGTTCCTAATGTTCGTAATGTTCGCAATTTTAAAAGATACCCTACGTACGCGACCCCCCTGATCACGCGATTGTTCGCAACCAACAAACCCAATCTGACCCTCTCATAATCCCAGACAAAAAAGAACTTTCGAACATTGCTTTGTTTTCAAACACTTACAGAGACCACTAAACGAACATTAACGAACTTTACTCTAACGCCAGTATTGTAGTGAAACACTACCAGAAAACGAACATTATACCCTCACGCCAGTAAACACACGATAACCCACGAAAACTTGACATTTGTTCGTTTATATGATATTATATATACAAGTTGTCAGAAGATCGACAACGACACGGCCTCACGGCCACCCAATCAATGAGTAGTGAAACACTACCGAAAACAATGGAGACTAACATGTCACGTAAGACTGTATGCTGCGCATCGTGCGGCGAACCCTATGACTATCGCCGTAAGCAACTCGGCTACAACTTCTGCCTAGACTGCGGCGACTTCCAAGCACGTAAAGTCCGTACGTCATGGTGCATCGCACCTATCGCACACAAACAAGGTGCCACCCTTGTCACACGCAAATCCGACCTACGCGGTCTAAACAAATACTCTAACTGATGGAGAGCAAAATGAACGCTATGAACACTGTAATGAATGGTAGTGAATCACTACACGACGACAACATCCCAACACTCGCATCCGCCGCGATGCTAGTCGAGGTCAACATCTCACAATGGGGCGCATACAAGAAAGACAAACGCGCATCCGCTCAAGTCGCAGATCAGAACCACGCCGAACGCAACTCGGTCCGTGCGATCAAAGACTTGCTCACAGACAACGACGATCTAAAAGCGATCAAGCAACACGTGACAGCAACTCGTGCTATGCACACAAACATGACAATGCCCTGGTCAAACTCGGGCCTACGTCTGCTACCGACCGCGCAATTCTTCAAGTACAACCAAGCTATGACTGAAATGCAGAACGAGTTTCATCGTCTGGTTCAGAACTTCTTGGACAAGTACAACGACGCTGTGATCGACGTGCAGATAAAACTCGGCGACTTGTTTTCACGTGATGACTATCCGTCACTGGACGAGCTGACGCATAAATTCCGCATGGGTATCAGCTACACTGACGTTCCGACTGGTGATTTCCGCGTGGCCTTACCCGCCGAAGCGATTGCCGAACTCAAGGCGAACATGAGCGCAGACTTCAAAAACAACTTTGAGACAGCGATGAATGACGTGTGGACACGTCTACACAAGGCATTGTCCAGTATGTCTGAGCGTCTGGACTACACCGACAGCGAGAACAAAAAAGTGTTCCGCGACACACTCGTGTCAAACGTCACCGACATGATCGAACTGCTACGCGTATGCAACGTGACGAACTCGACACAAATGACCGCAATGGCAGACCGTCTCGAAGAGGCAATGTCTGGAGTCACACCTGACGCATTGCGTGACGACGACTATTTCCGCGCCGAAACCAAAGCAGCGGTGGACGCGGCGATCAAATCACTACCATCACTAGACCTGTAATCAATATCAGAATTGGAGAACAACAATGACTAATCAAGCACAAGCAATGTATGCGCTATCACTAGACCAGTGTGT